TCGGTCAGTTCCCATTCGTCGCGGTCGTTGCGGAACTGGAAACCGCCCGCCGCCAGCAACTGGTTCGTCGCCTTCGCCGAGCGGTTCAGCAGTTTGCCGAGCTGGGTGGCGTTGAGCGAGCAGATCGGCTCGTTGGCGGCGGGCAGCGTGCGGCGCAGCGTCTCGACAGCGAGGCCCGTGTTCTCGTGGATGCAGGTCAGCGTCGCCGCCATCGCAATGCCGGACTTGACGCCCGGCACCTTTGCCACGGCGTCGCCGATCAGCAGGATCGCGCTGACGCGGTCGTGGGTCAGCGCGGGCAAGGCCGCCAGCGTGCCGGGGACGGCATACGCGCCGGTCTTGCGGATCGCGGGCAGCACCTCGCCGGTCACCCAACGCTTGAAGCGTTTCGCGGCGTCCTTCGTGCTGCCGAGGATCAGGGCGTAGAGGCCGGATTCGTTGACGTGGTTCTGGCGCTGGCGACCACCTGCCGTAAGGGTCTCCAGTTTCTGGAGACCCTCTGCATCGACATGGGACTTGACCGCCTGAGACGGGTTGCCCATCTCCAGCGCGTCGCAGACGTCGCTGGCGTTGAACCACGGCAGGCCCGCATCATCGACCTGCACGCGCACGGCGCGCGCCTCGAACTGGAAGGGAATGATCGCGCTCATGATCAGCCCTCCCAAGCGACGTCGGCGATGCGGTCGGCACCGCGTGCGGCACGCTTGCGTGCTTCGGCGTGGAGGTCTTCCAGCGCGTTGCGGCGACGACTCAGAGCCAAGGCTTCTGCGTTGGCGGTCTGGATGGCAAAGGCCAGTTCGTCCACCGTGGCCGCTTCGAGCGCGACGGCGATCAAGTTGCCGTCGGCGTTGCGGTAGTGGACCTCCGTGGGCAGGGAATCGCCGTAGATGGACGGCAGCTGCTTGCGCAGCAAAGCGATGAGGCTGGTGCTCATGATCAGTGCTCCGAATCGAGAGAAAGTGTGAAAGACGGCTTGCCCGGCTCGACCGTTCGAGCGGCGGCGAACTCCTGCTGGAGCGACGGCGGCCAGTTGGTGAAGCGCGATTCGGAAACCGCCAGCTTCACGTCGAGGAAGTGCTCGACCTTCTCGCCACCAGCCACGATGTGGGCGGCGATGTCGCCGAGCTTCTTCTGATCCCAACTGACCTTTTTGGGCAGTTCGAACTTGACGTGCAGCGGGCCGTCGTCGAGATGCGCGGTACCGAAGTCGCGGCCCGAATCGCGCAGTGCCGCGCGGGCCTGTTCGCCGTAGGCGGCATCGAGCGCCGCGTCGAACTTGGCGCGCGCCTTCTTCAGCCAGTCGAGGGCTTCGTCGAGGTTCTTGTCGATCTCGGCCTTCTGCGCGGCGGGCAGCACGGCCAACTGACTGACGGACATCGCGGCGATGTCGGCGGGAAAGAGCGTGATGTCGTTCATGGCATCGCTCCTCAAACCGCCGCGCGTTCGGACGTCGAGTCGTGCAGTGCGTCGCGCTCGAACTCGATGACCGCGTCCACCGGATAGCCGACGCGCTTGGACAGCTTCAGGTAGCGCGGGCCGCGACCTTCGCTGCGCCAGCGTTGCAGCGTCTTGGGGCTGACGCCCCACCGCTGGGCCAGTTCGTTCTCGTTGAGCACCCGGCGGTCGCCGGGCGAAAGGCTGTTGATCGCCTGTTGCGGCGACCGGGTGATAGGGCTTGCTGCCGTCTGCATGGAACACTCCTGTTGCGTTGTTGAGGAACAGGTGTCATTCCAAATTTCGGGTGGCGAACCTTGAAGGGACGCAATGGCGAACCATGCGGAAACTTCGGGCTCGCCAATCCGCCCGCGCCAACGAAAACGGCGAGCACATGGCTCGCCGTCGTCAGCGGAAATCGGGGACGGGGTTCAGGCGTCGGTGAAGCCCAGCAGCCGACGCTGCTCGCCCCAATCTCGAGGCAGCAGGTCTTGGCGGCCGCGCAGCGTGTGCAGGTTCAGATGCCGGGGTTGGCGGCCCTCGAAGATCGCCTCGACGATGTCCGGGGCCAGCATGGTCATGCGCAGTACCTCGGCCGCCCAGCCTGTCTCCACTTTCAGCGCGCGCGCCAGATCTGCGGTCGTCGGATAGACGCCTTCGTCGATCAGCCGCTTCCAGTAGAAGGCCTTGCCCAGCGTCTTGATCATCGGCGCGTCGAAGCCGCCCTCCGCGCCAGTGGCGTCGGGGGCGGGCGGGATCAGCAGTTTGCGGTTCTGGCGGTGCTTGATCGTCAACGGCACCAGCGTGACCCGCTGACCGCCGCTGATGTAGCTGCGGGCATCGGTGCCGACCTCGATGTGGACAGTGCGCTTGCGCGGGTTCGCCGTGGTGTTCATGCCAGCGCCTCTTCGGTCTGCGAGCGGTCTTCCTCGACCAGTGGGTGCGTACCGATGTCGGCCCCAAACCCGATCCAGCCGTCCTCGCGCCAGACGATGTCCAGCCCCTGCGCGTGCAGTTGCACCCGTTCGATCAGCAGCCGCGTGATGCGTTGCTGTTCGGCGGGGAACAACTGCGCCCACACGTCGCCGATGCGCTGCATGGCCACGACAACCTGCGCTTCGTCGAGCTTGCTACCTGCGGGATGCTGCTGGCAGGCCCGCCACACCGCGATCAGCATCTGCGGAGCGGAGAGCGCCGCGTGAATTTGCGCCAGCACCGCATTCTCGATTTCGGCGGCGGGCAGATGGCCGACGTCCGGCCGATCCGGAGTATGGGGAGACAGGCTCGCGCCCGCGTTGCGTCGCTTGTGCAGGTAGGGAACGTAGTAGCGGTACTGCCGCCCGTTCTTCTTCTTGACGAAGGAGTGCAGCATGCGCTGGCCATCGGGCGCGAACAGCAGGCCCGCCAGTAGCGCCGGATGCTTGGCGGTGTGTTCGCGCGGAGCCTGCTTGCGCCGTTCGATGAAGGCATGCACTGCGTCCCACAGCGCCGGTGTGACGATTGCCTCGTGCTGGCCCTCGTACCACTGGCCGTTGTTGGAGATTTCGCCGAGGTAGATGCGGTTGCGCAGCATCGTGAACAGGTACTGCTGGTCGATGGTGCGCCCCGGTCGCTGCCGTCCAGTCTGCGTCAGCCACGCCTTGGTGGTGTGGCCTTCGATGTCCAGTTCGCGCACCAGTCGCGCCGCCGAGCCATGCTCACCGTAGCGCCGGAAGATGTCGCGCACCAACGCCGCCTCGCGTTCGTTGACGACGAGCTTGCGTTCGACCACGTCATAGCCCAAGGGCGGCACGCCGCCCATCCACATGCCCTTGGCCTTGCTGGCAGCGATCTTGTCGCGGATGCGCTCGCCCGTGACTTCGCGCTCGAACTGCGCGAAGGACAGCAGGATGTTCAGCGTGAGCCGCCCCATCGAGGTGGTGGTGTTGAACTGCTGCGTGACCGAGACGAAGGACACGCCGTTGCGGTCGAACACCTCGACCAGCTTGGCGAAGTCCGGCAGGCTGCGCGTCAGGCGGTCGATCTTGTAGACGACCACGGTGTCGATCTTCCCAGCCTCGATGTCGACCATCAGGCGGCGCAGCGCCGGGCGCTCCATGTTGCCGCCGGAGTAGCCACCGTCGTCGTAGCCGTCGCCGACGGCGATCCAGCCCTCGTGCCGCTGGCTGGCGATGAAGGCCAAGCCCGCGTCGCGCTGTGCTTCGAGGCTGTTGTATTCCTGATCCAATCCTTCGTCGGTGGATTTGCGGGTGTAGACGGCGCAACGCTTCTTCGGCGTGACTGTCGGCAGGGAATGAGCGCGCGGGGAACTCATGCCGTCACCTTCTTCGTGGCGGGCGTCTTCAGGCCGAAGAACACCGGGCCAGACCAGTGGCTGCCGGTGATGTGGCCCGCAATCGCGGACAGGCTCTTGAAGCGTTGTCCCTGATACTCGAAGTCGCCCCTGCCGCGCACCAGCACGCGATGCTCGACGTCGTCGTAGATGCGCGTGAGGATGGTGCCGGGCAGCAGGCGCTGGCTGTCGCCGCGCAACTGCTTCGGCAGGATGCCGGTTTCGCCGACCTCTTCGAGCTTCTTGCGCAGAGAGGGTTTCAGACCGCCGAAGGCGCGCTCCTGAATCTTGTAGGCCAGTCGACTCTCCAGCCAGCCGCGATGGTGGTGGCCGGGTCGTTCGTCGAAATGTTCGTCCCACAGTGCCCAGAGATCGCCCATCGAGAGGTGGGGAATCCCGGCGACCTGTGCGGCGACCGTGGTGGTGGTGGGTGGTGCGTGTGCCGTCATGGGCGAACTCCGTGGTGGTAATCGGGGTTCGCATTCACGCGCTGCTGGCCGGAGAAGCCAAGGCGAACGCGCTCGCTGTTTTCGGTGATGTGGCTGGCCGGGCGCGCGCGCAGGCGCAGCAGTGCTGCGGCCAGCAGGTCGGCGATTTCCTGCTGCGGGTGCCGGGGCCGGTCAGACGGCGGGGAAATGGAGATGGGTTCGAGTTCGGACATGGCAGGCGTTTCGATGGAAAACGCTGCTCATGCTATGAACCGAAGGCACTTCGCGTAACGTGATTTGGCGTGTATGTGCGGGTTGGAGGAAGGCCACTGGTTCAGGGCGTGGGTGCTGCCGGAGACCAAGTCGACGGCGAGTTTTGCTGGAGCCACTTCAGGAAGTCCTCGCCCGTATCCACGGGGGACGCACTCGAACGGTATTGCTCCAAGCTCATCACATACTGATAGAGCATCGCGTTGGCGATGCCTTCGGCAAAGACCCGCTCCGATTCAAGAACGAGATCGACCGCAAGCAAGGAACCATGAGCGATCTTCGACCGCCATTCGTAGACCTTGCGCACGGCGGCCTTGAGCGTCAGGCCATCGGCCCGAACGGAATCTTCCGGCTTCTTCTCGAAGAGCGCACAAGCCAGATCTCGAATCCCGGCCTCTTCCTTGCCGCCGCACAGAGTATCCAGCGTAAACCCGAACATCGGCAGTGCGACGAAGTCCGCATCGGAGACGCATGCCCGACCATACCAGTGGATGGCGTTGCTCCATCGCTGAGAAAGCTCCGGCAGATTTTCTTGCGCGGGCGTCGGACTGATGATGACCGTGATGCAGTTTCCTGCGGCCTTTCGGAAATCCGTGGAGGTGTCGATCAGTTCCTGAGCCGCACCGGGCTTTCCGCCAACACCGGGCATTTCCGTTCCTGAATCTGAAGTCAGGTCATGCCCATCCATCTGCCGTAGTCGCTCGATGGCGCGAGGCGGGCCGTGGTCGGCTGAGGTAAATATCCTTTTCTTGTTGCTGCCGGGGATGAGCAGACGTATGCCGTCGATGGCGATTCTGGTAGCGAGCAGTGCTCGACGCTTTGCCTCTCGATCATCGAAGCCTGCGATAGCGACGCATGCAATTCGTTGTTCGGCAAACGCGAAGCGCGTTACCGTCTTGATTGCGGACTCGACGAGCTGATCGCTGCTGCCAGCAGCAGCGTCGCCAGCGTTACCAGTCAGCCCCCACGTCGATTCAACACCTGATCGCCATGCCGGGCGGCTACCTCGAACTCGTTCCACCTTGTCCAGCCATCCCGACTGATCAACGAACTCGACCGGCCCCACGGAGAAATTTCCATAGTCCTGACGGACAAAGAGCCACACCGGCACATAGACGGTCTGCGAGGTCGGGAGGCTGGTGAACGCGGCGGTGATGACGTCCCGGTACTGCTTCCATCTCTCATTGTCATCGGCGACTTCGACGAGTGGTGAAAGGTTCGCCCCGAGCGTTTGCATCGCCCGCTTGAACATTTCATCTCTGCTGAGAGTTCGGGCGAGCGCGCCGTCATTAGTGCGGATGTTGTCGATGATCTCCGTAATGCAGCCAATTGCGCGATCAGTGGTTGGATAGAAGCTACCGCCTTCCGCTGGGAGGGAGGGAGGCAACGGCGAACTTCGAGGGCCGTGCAGCCACTGCTTGTATTCGTCGCTTTCTGGATTCTGGAGTCGAAGGGTTTCCTCCAGAGCATCCCTCAATCGCTGTGCATTCGTGGTCATGGAAAGGACTCCCGGCGATGGCTCTGAATTCAGCGCACCGGCAACTGGCCGTTCGACGCGAACTGATCGAAACTGTCAAAGCTCTCCTCGTCCTGCCACGACCGATCCCATGAGCGCGGCTCAGCGCTTTCGAGCAGGAGCAGCGTGAGAACGCGATCACGCGCGCCGAAGGTATGCTTGAACTCGCGCAGCTTCATGTGTTGCGCTTCTTCCGGGCACCAGATCGCGGCGGACATCTCCGTGCCGTCCCATTCCTGCGTGATGCTGGCGTCGACGGCCAGCGTGTCCGGTGGCGGTTCGGCTGGATCGCCGTTGCGCCGGATTTTCGCCCGCGTCTTGACGGCGCTACTGCTGCGCCACTCGTACTTCACGTAGCCGTTGTCCCAATAGACGAGGATCGCGCGCTGCGTGGTGAACTTGATGAAGCGGATGCACAGCGCCTCGAACGAAACCTGGAACCGCTTGGCGATCCCGCTGAGAACGCGCAGATCGATGCGCTGGTTCGAAATCCAGTCGCGCAGCAGATCACCGGGCATCAACAGGTTGCTGGCGAAATCATCGGCTTCGCGCTCGATGGCGCGGATGGTGTCGATGCCGGAGTAGACGCTTTCCTTGTCGCAGTTGAAGCTCTGCTGCCAACCGCGATGCAGGATGAAGTGACCCAGCTCGTGGGCGATGGTGAAACGGCGACGCTCCGGGCTAGCGCTGCCGTTGTAAAAGATGCCCCACTCGGCAGTGTCCTCCGGGTTGCGCACCAGCATGCCTTCGCAGCTATCGACGTCGAGCACCATCGGGGCTTTGATCTCCCGAACGCCAGTGCCGTAGGGCGTGCCCGGCAGCATCTGACGGACAACTTCCAGATCAATGGCGTCAGGCACGTGCTCGTCGCGGTACCACGTCCTCAGCCACTTCTGGACGGTATTGGCGGCAATAGAGCCAGTGAGGTTCTGTGTTGCGCTCAATGGTCAGCCCCCGCTGTCGCCCTTGTCGGGGAACATGATCTTGAGCGCCTGCCGGTAGCGATCCTTCTCTTCGTCCGTCATCCCGCCGTATTCGCGGAAGAAGATCACGTCCTCGGGGCTGGCGTTCGGCGCTTGCTGCATGGGAACGCCCATCACGTCCTCCATCGTCACGCCCAGCACCTTGGCAATGGCCTGAATCCGCTCGGCGGAAGGACGCTGCTGTCCGCCCTTCATCTCCAGTTCCCAGATGTAGGCCTTTGTGCAGCCGACCGCATCGGCGACCTGCTGCAAGGTCAGTTTTTTCGCCTCGCGCAAGCGTCGCAGGCGTGCTCCAAATGCAGAAGCCATCGAATTGCTCCTGTCAGGGTGGTTTTCGACAAGCCCTCAAGTATAGCCACAAGATACCCAGTGCAGCTAGATGTGCCACGTTGATTGACAAGCGGGAATGTGATGAACAGAATCACGCTTGTATCTCGCGGCTTTACTTGCGCGTGGTATGTGTTCAGAAACTCTGTCGCTGGCCCGTGCAGCCCGATCCCGGTCTCAGACCTCCGACGCCGATCCAGAAAG